ATTTGAGCACCTATAGATTTATTATACATTACATTACGTATATTTATCTGACCACCCATATTAGAATGAACTTCACAGTAATAATATAAAGTCGATGGTGCACCACTAGGTACGGTAAAAGTAACAGTACCCTGTTCTGTACCCGAACCTGTAACACCATTTGTATAAGGTGTTTGAATAACACCAGCAACTCTACCATCAGGAGATTCTGAAAACCAAAATGGGTGTCCAACTGTATTTACATTAAATGTATACGTAGAACCTTCGTAAAGTGTGAGTGTATCTTGTTGAACACCATTTATATAGTATTTTAAACCAGATTGTGTTACTTCAAAAGTTTCATTTGGTACACTGGGATGTGGTAAAGTAAATTTGAGCATCATACTTCGAATGAGATCACCTTTGTTTTTGGGAATACGACATTCAATGTTTGTATCATAATCTATGTTACCATCGAACGGTGTTTCTATAGATTCTACCGAAAATTTCGTGTGTCGTTTGAAATTCATCAGGAAATACGAAAATTCGGGTTCACCAGTAAGCCATTGGTCCTGGATACCCGTGACAGCAAGGTTTAATCGACCAGCCATTCTTACTTTACGTGAGTAAAATTTTATGAAATAAAACGAGACAGTATGATAGAATGAATCTTCAACTGAAGAAATTCAGACCCGAAAAAATGACGGATGATCGGGTATGTGTTTTTATTGGTAAACGTAATACGGGTAAATCTACACTAGTCAAAGATATTATGTATTACAAAAAGCATATACCAGCCGGTGTTGTACTTTCGGGTACGGAAGAAGGTAACCATTTTTATGGTGAGTTTATACCAGACTTATTTGTATATGGTGATTATGATAGAGATGCTATAGAGCGAGTTATATCAAGGCAGAGAAAATTGGTTGGTACAAAAGGTAAAAGTAAAAATAACGGTACATTTATGCTTTTAGATGATTGTATGTATGATAGTAAATTTTTGAAAGATACGTGTATTCGCCAATGTTTTATGAACGGTCGTCATTATAATATATTTTTCATGCTTACCATGCAATACGTCATGGATTTACCACCAGCACTCAGGGCAAATGTTGATTATGTATTTGTCTTGAGAGAAAACATCATTCAGAATAGAGAAAAGATATATAAATCATTTTTTGGTATTTTTCCAAGTTTTGATATGTTTAATAAGGTTATGGATGCGTGTACGGAAAATTATGAATGTTTGGTTTTAGATAATACGTCGAAGAGTAATAAAATAGAAGATTGTGTGTTTTGGTATAAAGCCACACTTAGGAAAAATTTTAAAGTTGGTAGCCCTGACCTCTGGAAACTCCATAAAAAGATGTATAATCCTCATTATCTAGAACATAAAGAAGATGCTAAAAATGCAACAAAGAAAACAAGACTTAAAATTACAAAAACAAAGTAATATAATAAATGAACTTTATCAGAAGATTGTGTAGTTCAAGAATGGTGTACCCATACGCAAAATTTAATGAACTTTCATCAGGTGGTGTTAGGAAAAGCGAAGGATACTATATATACATAAATGTATGTCACGATTCCAAACGTATATATTTTAATGATTCTATACCTGAGTGTGAAAAAAAAGATGTTTTACCTAGGGTTTTAAATACATTTTTGGGTATGTACCCAAGATATGTTTTACATTCAGGCGAATAATGCGTCAATGACATGTCTCAAAAACCTATGAATACATAAATGACGGACGTTATAACAATGAATTTAACAGATAGTAGTGATGGGGGTATGGTATCATTAAATAATAACCAATCTACTAACTTCGTGCCGAATACTTCCCATGAAAAAAATATTGAAAATAAACAAACGATGGACTCGACTCCAATTTCTGATGTTATGGGACAGGCTGAAGATCCACTTGAACCGCCTATGATGGCCCAGGATCCGCGTATGACGCAAATGCAAATGCAAACACCAATGATGATGGCGCAACAAACTGTTGCTCCAAAACAAACTAAAGAAAAATCTTCTGAATCTAAAAATCCATTCAACCTTACTGACGACCAATTTGAAGCTATAATTGTCGCTGCATGCGCCGCCGTGGCAATCAGTAAGCCTGTACAGGAAAAACTTGCGAGTACTATACCTTCTTTTCTTAACGACCAGGGAAACCGTGGTCCAGTTGGTTTAGCAACGACAGGTGTTGTTGCTGCTATAGTGTTTTATATCTTAAAACGATACGTTAAATAGAGTTATAGTGTTTATACATTCTCTTTCCAAATATAAAATAGGAAACGAGAAATCCAATCAGTAATCCAACTGCGCGAAGTCCTAACACATTTCGAGTACTTTCCGTAGTTTTACCGTAGTTTTTAAAATCTTGTTCAAAACGTTCGTTTATCATAGAAGCACCGAATATTACACCTAAACTTATAAAAGACGAAACTATAAGAAATGGTGCATCGAGTGCCAGTCTTCCAAATATATTACCACCTCTTGGTAACGCAGCTAAGATGACAGGTGTAATAACATTCAATAAACCCATATTTATAATATGATTATTTGCCAATAGTGGTGCACTTAGTGTTACAAGTAAAATATTGAATAGAAAATATACTTTGAAAAGGTCAGAAAACGATTCCATTTATTACTAACATAGATTATTTATCCTGGATATGTTTACCACAAAATTCACGTCTTTCGGGTATTTCCTGATAAATACCTATAGAAACGCATATTTTTCGCAGTTTATCAAACTTTTCCCAGAATTCTATGCTATGTGAATATTCATCTACTGTACAATGAGCAAGTTCGTGTAATAAAACGTGAAATATTTCGTTTGGTTCTCCATCTATACACAAACCAATGTCATACCCTTTATTTACATTATACCCTATTGAACCATTCATACGCCTATGTGCTGTAATTGGAATCTCTTTACATAACATTTTAAACTCGTTATTGTTTGTATCTTTGAGATGGTCCCTGAGTGTTTTATATTTTTCACGAACTTCTGTTAAATTTGGTGGTTCTTGTATGTTGATGAATATGAATATATTTATGATAAGAAGTAGTATCGCGAGTATCATCTTATCATAAACATATACTTTTTTTTGGTGTTATATCATTAAAAATATTCCTTGTATATAGGATCATCCATTCTAATATTTTTTTCTTTAAATTTATCAACCCAATAGTTTGGATTTTTTATTAATTCATGGAAATAGTTAGGGTCTCTTATCTGTCGAATATGTCGTATATGCAAACCACTGGGCATCATATTATGTTTTAATACCATATTTGAAGTTTTAATTTTTATCTTGTCACCATGTTTTAATCCATGTGCAGAGTTTGGTATATTATAAAAACAATGATCTTTATCACCACCGTCTTTACCTGGATTGGTAACAACATATTTCCATTCAATTTCATCGGTCCAATCAACACTCTTGTAATTTGCTTTTCCGTAAACATGTTTCTTTCCGGATGGGGACGATGCCGACGGGACTATTTTACTAAAATGCGCTGAATATTCCCACCCTTTTTTAGGTTTTTGTAATTCTGCTTTACAATCTTTATCCGTTTTTTTTGGTGCAACTATATCTATATGTTTGTTCCAATAATAATATGGATCATTTATTAAATTAGTATTAGTATTTGGATTTAAATCCATATTTTCCATATTGTCGTGTTTTTTGTACGGATAATGAATTTTAAGAAATTTTTTTGGTTTTAAAAGACTTTCAGCTTTTGGGTTAACGTAACACCCTTTACTACCGGAAGCGATTTTACTTATATCTTCTTTGATATACTCTTTCCACCATTCAATAGTATATTTCCAATCATCGTTGTTTGGTCGACAATACATTACACTTTTGGGACATTGTAGTGACGAACTATTCTTGTAATATATAGGATCAATAATGTTCGTTTGTGGTTTAACATGTTTTTTCCAAAATGAATCATATTTTTTACCATCTTCACATTTTCCAAAATACGATTTGTTATCCGTTTCCCATTTATCAAATTCATCTGCTAAATACGTAGGATTTATCATAAATCGAAATAATTTTTTGACATCTAATATACGGGCGCGATAATAAAAACTGTTGATTGTTTCGGTTTCGGTACTGTATATTCTTTTTAAATTTCCGGCTTGAATTTTATCAATTTTTTTATCTTCCACCATTTTGTCTATATATTTTTCATTTATCATCTTTATAGTAAATGTTTTAGAATCACCCATTTTCGCAGTTTTCACAAGTTCTTTCATTTTTGGTACCCACCATTCCCAGTAGCTCTGTCTAACCTGGTCATTATATCCTTCGCATTTGTCCCATTTTGGATCATCCCCACCTTCTCTTATTGTAACATACTTTATCTTTATATATTTGTATTTATCATCTTCCCATCTAGCATTTTGTTTTGATGCATTTTCTACTGGTATTTGAGTGGGATCATTTCTTTTTAAAGAGAAATTTTTATGATAATTATAATAACCTCCTGCTTTTTCATGTCTTTTGCGACATTCATCTAATTCAATACCATTATTTTCATTGTCTTTGTCTACATAAGATACACAAAAATCAATTTTTGAATAACATTTTTTTGGAGGTGGTGGAGGTGGAGGTGGAGGTGGAGGAGATGGAGGTGACGATGGCCGATCCATAGGATGGACATATGCACCTTTTGATAGTAAGTATGCTACACGTTCTGGTTTGTCTATTTCATCAAATATATAGTTAGGAGATGTTATTAATTTTGTATTTATATTGGGGTCTCTAAAAGGTGTTTTATGTGAAGCAATATCCGAATATTTTACCGAAATACGTTTACCGTTTTCATAAGGACACGCTTTACCACCTTTTTCTGCATCTTTAGTGTGTTTATATTCCCAATCGTCTGTTCGAATAGCGAGATTTCCACGCTTTTTTATATTTTTTTTAATTACATTCCAACTTCCTATACAGTCTTGTACTGATTTTCTTGGTTTATACTCGTCTGATTCTAGATTAGATATGTTAGATGATTCAGATTCTTTTGATTTTGGAAGTGTTACGTGTGTAAGGTGGAAAAAATTATCAGGGTTTTTACCATTTCTATAAAATTTTACAACTACCTTTTTATTCATGTAATCTTTAAATTCGCTTGAATAGTTTACTGGTAATATATATTCATTGTGCGTAGTAGTTACAAGGTACGGTTTCGGTGATTTATACTCTATTTCTTTTATCAAACCTTTATCATAATCTACTATTTCTACATATATAGTATTATAGTCATAATTGTACTTTATAGTTTTTGGTGGAACAACCTTCCCATTTTTAATATGTGCGGGTTTCACCTTTTCGTACCCTTTTTTACCCGGTACCCAAAGTGTAAAAAAAGGTTCCTTATTTGTTTCGTATTTCTCTGTATTACGAATTCTGTATAGTATTAATATTATAAATACTATAATGATAATCAACTGTATCATTTTATATAAAATAACATTTTATTATGATATTAATTTAGACGATCTATACATTCCCATTTTGGTATAACACTTTGTATAATATTTGCCGGTACTGAACAATTTGTATCCTGACAGTCATCATATGGATAAATGGATTTTTTATCATTCGTTAAACGCAACATACCATTATATACAAACTCTGCACCTTTCTTAAGAGGGTGATTTATACGATGTACTTCGTATTCACCCGGATTTTTTTTCCAATGCCTCGTCGGTCTTATATATAAAGGTGTAACTTCGTCTCTTTTATCTGTAACTATAGGGCCTTTTTGATTCTTGTTAAAAGCTAAATATTTACCACTATTATTTTTTGGTAAAAATACACCACACGGTATCGGTCTAGGTAACTGTTCTTCTTTAAATCCACCTTTTTTAGCGAGTTCTGAGATATATATAGGTCTTAATGGATCAAGTACGCGTATACCTCTACAGTTTTCTATCTGTTTAACTTTAGAAGCAGGACCATTTAACTCACCATATTTGGAGAAATATGACGCTTGGTGTGAAATATCCTTGAAAATTACTTCCTGTAAAGTTGTCATATTATCTTTATTAACTATATATCTAGAAGTGTAATTTTTGTTATTTGGATCATTATATTTACACAAAACTACGACATTGTTTGGAATTGCACTTAAATCTGGTTCATTAAATTTCATTTCAATTTTACCAGTTTTCAAGTTAATGCATATAATTTCACCTACATCAGTTACTACAAGTATAAAATTTCCTCGTAGTCCTTCACTTAATTTTATTATTTTTTCCCGACTTCCTTTATTATTATAAAACATTATATAGTTTTTTTGTAACATATTAGTTATTTTAACAGAATTGGATTTTGGTGTATCTATAGATACTATATTCTTGTTATTTTCATTTGATTTAACATATAATCCTTCGTTAGGTTTAAATATGACGTAATATTTTTTATTCGGTGAATAATATTTTTTATTTGGTATAATTTCACCATTATTTGAAAAATTATGTAAAAACGGTGTCGCACCAATTAAACCAAATTTAGCATGGTTATAATGGGTATTTGAAATTTTATTTTTTTCTATAAAATATGGACGATCTATAAGTTTGTGATTCCTGTTTGTACTTGAATGTATATTTGTAACTAATTTACCATCTTTGGTATATAGTACGTATTTATCACCGGTGGTTTTTATAATAAACGCATTTTCCCATTTAGAACTCGTGGAATTCTTCATACTAAATATACCATCATCATAAAATTGGCGTTCATATATATCTTCTGGATGACCTCTACGACTTCCTCGTCCATCCGGACCTCCGCGTGTTTCACGTGGTGGTTGTAAAATTTTTTTAAAACTGTATGTATTATCAGTGTTTTGTATTATCTTGAACCAATTACTGTTTGGAAAACTGTTAAAAGAGTAAATCGGAATTCCCAAAATGGGATCAAGAAATTGTCTACCTGTTACTTTTCTTTCGTCATCACCCGAAAATATTTTTATATACACCGTTTTCTTTTCGCAATATGATCGTTTTCTATCATTATCCCAACAAACATCTATCAATCGCGTCTTTTTATCAGTCATTTTTATATATTTTTGAAAAAGGTCAAAACGCATACGTTTTTCATCATTACTCCAACTAATGTATTTTACAAATTCTGGTCTAAACCACGCAATATGTTTTTCTATAATTTCATAAAATGATGTTGTGGCGGGTAATTTATACCTTTTCAGTTCTTCGTGTATTGGTAAGAATTTTTTAGTATTAATATTATCACCTACTATAACCACATCCCATATATCTGAACTATATTTAAGCTTTGCTTCTTCTATTTCTCTTTTCTTTTTATCTTCAATTTCTTTCTTCTTTCTTTTTTCTTCTTCTTCCGCTTTTCTTTTCTTTTCAGCCATTTCCTTTTCTATTTTTCGTTTTCTTTCTTCTGCTTCAGCAATAAGTCTTCTTTTTTCTTCTTCTTTTGCTTTTTGTAATAATATTTTCAATCTTTCTTTTTCTTCCTTTTCTTTTTGTTTTCTTTCGCGTTCAAGTTTTTCCAATTCTCTTCGTTTTTCTTCTTCTATTTTTCGTTTTCTTGCTTCTTCTTTTTGCCTTTCTTTTTCTACTTTACGTTTCACTTCTTCTTTTTCAAGAAGTTGCTTTCTTGCATAATTTTCTGACATATCAGGGTTGTCCGGGTAGCACCCTTTACATTTTTCATCTTTAAGTAATGCTTCTATTTCTTTTTTGGAATAATTGGGAAATTCTTTTTTTAATTTATCCACTAATTTTTTATACGTTTCTATGATCAATTTCACTTTTTTCATTTGTTCATTGCCTTTTTTAAATTCTTCTTCCCGTTGTATTTTTTGTAATCGTTGCTTTTCCTGTAAAGCTTTCTTTTCCTGTTCTCTTTTTCTTTCACGTTGAATGAGTTCTTCCCTTTCTCTTATAATAAGTAATCTTTCAGCTTCTTTTCGTTTTTGAGCTTCTTCTACAGGGTCCTTTTCTATTACTTTACGAGCCTTGTTTTCCTCTTCTTTTTTAACCTCCTCAGCGTCTCTTTCTAAGACGACATCAACGTGTATGACTAATTTTGTTTTTGAAGGTCCCGTTTTTACCTTTTCCACTTTAACAAATTCTATTTTTGTATGTGGTACACTTTTACTACGTAGCTGACGAGATAATTCATTTATTTGATAAACAGCTTTTGTTTTGTTGAGAATTTCAAATTGATTTTCAAGACGAATTCTGTTACTATAGGTACCACCGTCTAATGTTTGTTTCGTTACAAATCTAACTTTTGGTGGTGGAGGAGGTGGAGGAGGTGGAGGAGGTGGAGGAGCCGGTTTTTTATACGGATTAGTAATTTTTTTTTGAACGATTTTTGTACCGGATTCATTTTGTTTAAAGTGTTCCGTGTCATCTAAAGTAGCAGCTAACATTATACAAGTACGATCATTATGATATTCTATAGAATTACAATTATTTAACTTACTACACATAGATTTACATTTTTCAAGGTCTATATTTGTAAGACGTGATTCAGGTGATATGTCACCAACAACATCATCAGAATTTACATACATACCTGATAATTTACCACTTGTATATCGCTTATTATATGTATCCCAACCCTGTACTAGAGGTGGTGGAGGTGTTTTTAAGGGTTTAAAAGAAGTTGATTTTGTTGTACCATCTAAAACTTCATCTCCATCCTCCTCATCTGACTCTATATCAGATTCATTTTCAGATTTATCATCTTTGATCTCGGTATCTTCCCTTCGCGCGGCAGTTTTTTGCCAGTTTGAAAACACTTTTGGTATATAGGTTTTGGTTTCACCTTTGGTACTTTTCTTATATAAAATAACTGATATTATAGATAATATAAAAGCGAGTATAATAATATATATTATCATTCTTCTGATATAATATATTATTTTATTTCCTGTATATATATATCCGAAACTGGGTTTCATCGTATCTTTACGAGGAAGAATCCAGTGTTTAACATACGATTTGTTTAATCAGTTTTTAATTATTTATTTCGAATAAAGCATATTTAATGAATACACTTGGATTAGGATGTCCCGTCATCACAAGTTCATCCTCTAGATCACCTATAAAATTTTCTTTTTCATGATCGTCGATGTCATTATACATGTAATTGATAAGTTTTGCATTTCTTGATGCGGCTGCTCCGACCATAGCGTAATGTACACAATGTCTAGGGTAACCACACTCTTCATATAAATACTTAAATGTTTCCAAACCCGCATCGTGATTTTTACAGAATGCCACAGCAAAACTTAAATCGTCTTCATCTTCTCTCATATCATCACCATCATTTGGGATTTCTTCGATTATTTCATCAATTTCGTTACGACGTTTTTTTAATTCGTCGAGTTCGCCGTTTTCACACACCTTCCAGATAGATTTCATTATTATTTTTTAATTTTTAATTTTAATTAAATATTAAAAAATAATAATGACTTAGGTTAAAAACAAAAAGTTTGTTAAGTTTGTAAAACCAAAAAAGTGATTATTTTCTATACACAAAACTAAATTTACTATACAAATCCGAAACCGGGTTTCCTTTAAGATCTTCCCACAGTGTTAAAGTAAACCCCAAATCTTCCATACGTGTAAATAACATGTCTTTATGTGCAATCGGTTCAACCTTTGGTCCATCGGCGTAATACGGTGTATCTGCTAAGTGGACGTATAACTTTTCTCCAAAGTTCCCCGAACTCGTTTCTTTCGTTAAAAAGTAGTTCCCGAGATCGTCTCTTACGGGCGTTTTCATGATAACCTTATCGGAATTCGGTACGATTCCTATGAACCGACCCCCGGGTTTAATTCTATTCTTGATGGCTAAGAGCGACGTTTCAAATAACTGTTTCGATTCGAATATATAGTGTAATGCAAAGTTGTAACATATGACATCGTATTTTCTTTGTGGGCATGCGAATATATCACCCTCGTAAAAGTTGACGCGTATTTTCATGTTCTTGGCGCGCGACTTAGCCTCCTTGAGTGATTCGGGGTTGGGTTCACACATGCTTATATTTGCTCCCACGTGTCGCCATTTTTGAAGATCACCACCGAAACCACAACCTACATCCAAAATACTGTCGCCTTCGCGGGTAGCCGATTGGATGAGGAGACGTTTGGCCTCGTTATGGTACTTGCGTATCTCCTCCATTTATTTTAAAATGGTTTTTATTTTTAAACTATCTCACTGAGGTTGATTATAATCGAGAATTTATAAAAATTCTCGATGCCGGGCGTCATATCATTACAAACCCTATATCTTCAGGCTTAATTTCTTCACTAAGTTTCCAGTTCCAGAGATAATAATGGTTATGACCCGTGCCTTCTATAAATTTGTGTTCACGAAGTTCTTCAATGTCTACACTTACGTTTACACAGTTGTATACATCAAAACCACGGTTACGTGCCATTATTATAGCATCTTTTAAACAATGTCCTACATTATAGAACGTGTATGCCTGTTTTACAATTTCACCACTTGGTTTATGTAGGTAATCTAAACTATAAAATGTGGTGAATTGATCATTTTCGTCGCTTAGATACGTATACACGGTATCTTTACGAGGGAGAATCCAGTGCTTAACATACGATTCGTCTATGTTAAGTGAAAATTTAAACTTTTTTAAATGTTCTTGTAACATTTGTGTGACCCGTGGAATGTCATGTTCAGTCATTTCCCTAAACTGTGAGGTACCCAAAATACGATGTGCTTGTTCTCTTGCATTAGAAAACTCGATACGATTCAGTTTTTTAACATTTATAAGTCTGTGCCAGTAATTTACTTTGGCAAAAGGTGTAGGTAGTCTTTTTACAACTGTATATACAGCCTGCCATATGTCATGCAAATTCATGCGTCTTTTGAGTTCGTGTATAAGTAAAGGTGTAAGTTTCATATCCCGAAGTTTTTCAGAAACGCATAAAAAGTTTATTTGGAGCATTTTAATACATTTATTATTTATACGTACGTCTAAAGGTACACCTGATATAAAAGAAATTATTTTATTACTTTTTGTTTCACGAATGGTAATATTCCATTCGTCTTTGTATCCGGGTGGTTGTATTGCCCATTTTATAAGTTCTTTGGAATAGTTAAATTCAAACGATTCATCGCGTATATAGTTTTTCTTTAAAAATTCAGATAGTTCTTCTATGGTACACGAACTCCATTCGTATCCTTCTGGTAAAGGATTTTTTTCGTACCTAAGTTCTCTAGATGAATCTATTTCCCCATCTTTATCAAAAATAGCTTTATCTTGTGGAACTGGCTGTTTATTCCAAAACTCGTGCATTATTAAATATAAAAGGCTTAAAGTTTTTAAGTATATAATATATAAAAAAAATGTCTCTCGAACAAGATTATACTACTGTCCCCGGTCAACTTTATGCATGCCTTTCTGTTGTAGGTCCCGAAGCACCACAAAAAAACGATAAGTTTGGTATCAAGATTAGAGGTGCATTTAATACACATGAAGAAGCTGCAAATCATGCGAAACGTCTTCAGAAGGAAGATGCAACGTTTGATATTTACGTTGTTGATATGTATAAATGGTTATTAATTCCACCAGATCCAACGAAGATCGAGGATGTTCATTACACTAATGAAAAACTCGAAGAACTCATGACGGGATACAAAGAAAATCAAGCGCTCGCGGCAAAGATGTTTGCGGAAAGAAAAGCGGACATGGTAGCAAACACGAACATGTTTAAACCAGGTGACGAAAATTCAAAGTATTATACGAAACCTGATGAGACACCAATCAGTCACCCATCAGAAGTTCTCGAACGTCTCCAAAAAGAGAAACCAGATACACCAATGGAAGAACTTGTAAAGGAAGCGGATAAGATTGTCGCGGAAGAAATCGAAGAACGAAGAAAGAAACGTGAAGAAGAAGCTAAGGAAGCGCGCGAAAAAGAAGCTAAAGAAAGAGGGTTTGATTCGGTAGAGGCGATGCAAAAAGCTGATGCTGAAGCTGCGGCATCCACAGAAGCCCAGGATACGAAAGGTGAAGATACAGTTGAAGAAGGGGAAGAAGTAGAATCCAAATAATTAATTTTGTTATATAAATGTAAGTATGTTGAGTATTATATTAAACATAATCACCATTCTTATTGTTTTAGTTATGGTTAATTTATTTTTACGATTGTATAAAGATCGAAAAGATAAATCAGGTACCGAAAATGTAAAAGCTTCTGATGTTGCGAAAGATTTACTAAAGGATCCACTTGTTGTAAGTCGTGCATATTTTACAGAACCCAAACTTGGTTCTATAGGCGATTTTGAAGGACAACAGACACCATCAGAATATTTATGGATAAGTGGTAAACCTATCCAGGTCGAAGAATAACAGGTTGCATTGTTTTACCCATGAAAAAACCTAATATAAATGATACGAATATAATTACGTACGCTGATTTATCTAAATTTGAAAATATATCAGTTTTTTCTGGTAAAGGGGGGTCGTAATATTGATGTTGCGGAGGCGGAAAATAGTATTGTTCATTGTTTTCGGGCTCGTGCTCTTTTTCATCGTTATTTTCTTTATTTACGAATTCATCTGGATTGTATTCTATAGGAGTACCAACTTCAGCTTCCATTTTATAAAAAATACATTTATTTTTTTAAGCTTATTATTACTCATCTTCATCTTCGTCATCGTCTACAATAAACCCCTTTAGATTTCCATTTTCATCCATATCTTCGTCATCATCTTCAAAATCATCTTCATCGTCAGTTTCTAATAAATCCTCATCGTCACTATCGATATCAGATTCAGTTTCATAATCTTCATCGGAATAGTCGTCTTCTGGTATATCTTCTACTGGATCAAGACGTTCAGGAACTTTAGATATCCTACCAGAACGAGTACGTGTTCCATTTACATTAGTTTTTGTCATTATACTTCATTTTATGTCTATTCTTTTAAATAGGTTGTTTTTTATTAAGAGATTCGTTTATTAAAATAAGTTCAAATTCGGCGTTTAATTGATTTGCTAATGTATCTATTTCTTCTACGACACTTGTATCACTTGAAACTGTATAAAGAGCGAGTTCGCGTAAATTTTTAATGGCCCTGTCTAATAACTTTTCTGAAATTTCTACATGTGATTTGTATTCTATAGCCATGTTCATGTTCGCTAAAAATTCCTTGTATAAAACTTTATTTAGTCCTGAATAAGGAAGTGTTTTTCTCATTATTTCAGTTATATGTTCGGTACCAGTATCTTTCTTAATTAAAGAAGATGCCATGTATATCATAACCACGATTAAGAGTACAGCTAACATTCTATAAAGTACGTACAATTTTATCTGTGAGAATGTGTGCACGACATTTACATTTACATACTTGTTGAATTTGATTTTTTGTGATAGTAAAATTTACATTTTCTTTACATGTATCACACACACCTGTGATATTCACAATGTATTTTTTAGGACCTATTTTTTTGATAGATTCGATATGAAATGTTTCTTTTTGTAAAATATACTTTTTTATAAACTTTTCGATAAGTTCATTGGGATTATGTACTTTATTTGGCTCAGGACTTTTCTTTTTGGGTACATAAGATTGAACTTTACCATCTTCGTAGAGAACATCTGTAATTTTTTTGGGTAATTGGTGTCGCCTTCCTGAAAAATCTTTACAAAACCCATAAAATCGACCTTTCATAGTTTCACAGTTACAAAAACATTTTTGTGCTATAGTATCACCTATTATATGAAACCATATATGATTTGAACTATGCGTACGTCGTAAATTTTCGCAATACTTGGACGTCGTCGAGACTAAAAATTGATTTTTATGTTTGTACATCTTTGTAATATTTGCAGATCCCTGACCTTCGAGGTGTTTACATATAAATTCTTCAATGAGAAGTAAAGCCTCTTGGTTTTCAAAAACGTTTTTTGTTTGTATTTTTGTAAATGTACCTTCATCATGTTTTTTAAAACTTCCTTCTACTGTAACTGGTTTTTCACTCTGTGTGCGTAAAGTAGCCATGTGTAGTATATCAACGGAAGGGTTTTGACTTGTTTTTTGTAACATTGATAAAGGACCATGTTTATATACAAAAATGGGTAAATATTCACTTTGTGTTTCTTTACCTGACTGATTACATGCATCACACCCCTGACCAGAACACGCTTCGTGTTTCCCCCTTTTGTGTGACCACGGCATACGAAATCCACTTCCCTTTGTATTACGTGAAGAATTTCCATATACCGAAATATCGACAATATCTTTCCAATCACGCGAACCATACGCTAGGTTTAGTGTATTTATAACGTGTTCCCTTAGAGATAAAGCTGATGCACGATTTACTACAAAACCTGGCCAGTTGATATGTATCCCAGTTTTAATGAGATATCCAATTGGTTTTGGTTCGGCAACGGATATTAAAGCATCTTTACCACCGAACTTGGAAACTTTATCGCATATGACTTTACATATGTCTTTAATTTGGTCAAAGGTTAATTCATCGTCGTCCTTATAATCAAGGTCCATGAAAAAATTATAGTTTTCGGTTTTTTGTTCAACGACGAAAATTTTTTCACCGGAATTATAAGCTTCTATACATTTTTCATAAAATTCATTCAATCTATCAAATGGCACAGAAAGGACACCACCGTCCATGAGCACATGTGATAGATCGGAGTTGTTAGCAAAACCCTGGTCTTTACACCAGAGTTTAAACATACTTACCAATCATACGTTTTAATTTTTTATATTACTTATTCATCTTCGTATTCGTGATGCCATATAGAACGTCTATAAGACACTTCTGGGAATTCTTCTTCTTCTGATAATTTTTTCTTTAAAACAAGGAGTTCGTATACTTTATCATCTTTATGTAACTCAATGTATCTCGTAGCACGTTCTGGTGTATATGCATGTCTATCTACGAGAAGTTCGTGAATTTGTGATAAAATGTAATTCTTGGACTTCATTATTTAATAGAAAAGGTTTTTCTATCGAGAGAAGTTACACACGCATAGAATTCCGGGTTATTGAGTACATTCTTAACTATACGATCCCATTGTTTCTTTGTACTGAATTCTGCAAGTGTTTCAAAATTCATGAAATCGTTTTCGTCATGTGTCCTTTTAATAGGCTGTTTCTGTATTTTACGGAGATTCATTTTCTGTTTTTCTTCATTGAACTTTCTTATGAGTTCAACCTGATCCTGTATTGTATAATTCACAAAAAATATGAATACGTTATATTCTAATTCTACACCTGGGGATTCTTTTACTGTAAATTTGAAATCTGTATATTCCCCTTTCTTTAAAGAAACAACACCCCTTGTTTCTTCTTCGAGCTCTCGTAGAGCACACCTGAGTGGATTGGGTATTTCTCTTCGCCTGCACCCTCCGGTGACGAAAATCCAATCTTTGAACCTTCGATCCCGGACGGTGAGAAAACGTGGTTTATCACCTACAAATGTAACTGGTACTGCTATTGCTTTGTATTTCTTCATTGCTCATTAGCAAGTTATAATTGAATAAGATGATTATTCTGAAGAATCTTCTTCGGAATTTTCAACTTGGGTTATCGAAACACTTTCTTTTTTTGGATGTATTTCACACACCTGTTTTGTATCAGTTTCCTCATACAATTCTTCGGGGTCTGGTCTGGATAAATGTGCCATGAGATTTCCATAAAATCCCTTTACATTTTCCATTTCTGATTTTGTTTTGTTAAGTTCTTTGTACATGTATACTGTGGCAATAATACACATGAGCACGGCAACTATAGTCGCGGTATCGCGGTCGAGAGTAAACATTATATATAAAAATACGTTTCAAGTTTTTAAGTTCTTATAATCGCACCCATATTTGTTCTTTTATCTTTGGGACACTCGTATCCCATTTGTGCAAATTGGATTTCTTGGTAATGTCCCTCTTTACACTCTGCATTTTGTAAAGGTGGTTTTTGTTCATTTACCAAATGATTTAAAGTACCTGATTTTGGATCGTATGTTAATACAAAAATAAAACCTATGAGAAAGATTAATTGCCAAAACATTTATAATAAGTGGCTAAATTAAATTGCTTAGTTGGAATACATCAAACCACCCATACCGTTTTCGATACGGAGGATATTGTAGTTGACGGCGTATACAGTTTGATCGAAGTTTTTGTTATCGGAAACGAGTCTTGCCGAATCGAGTCTACTGAAGTTGAGGGACCCAGTTGGTTGGAGCTTAGCTGTATTGAGACAAAATGGAATTCTTAAAAATCCCTTGTCCATATCTGCGTAATCTACGTGGTAAAAAGCCATAGCACATGTAAAATGTGGTACTACATTTTTGAAATCTGTTACATCTACACCATTTATTTGAAGTTTGAGTTTTGTTAAATTTAATTCACTGCTCATATCAGTTGAAGATTTTGCGACCAAATATTTTATTGGGTGATTAAATGGTAATTCTTGTACTCTTGAACTAGCACCAACAACTTTTTGAGTTTGTGTGATAAGCATGTTTTGTGGCGTGGAAGACAAAGCGGTACGCTCGTCGGTGTCGAGGTGAATGAATTGGGCATAAACTTCCGCGTCGGTTGTGGCTGTATCACCCCATGTAATTCGTAATTCAACGTCGTGGTATTGGAGTGCGACTAATGGTAAAGCCGATTGAACATTTTCACAGAATGAAAATCGAAGTGGGTAAAATCTGTCGTTTGTGTTATCGTAAATGTGTTTTGTAAAAGTTTGTTCACCTACCTTTTTAAAGAGTTCTCTGGAGAATTCATCGGTATGTTCATCAATAACCTGACCACCGATTAAGAGTTCGACCTTTGAAATACGATCTGCCCATGATACGTTGTTTGGATTTCTGTTTGCGATGTAGACGTATCCGAGCATGTCGCCTTTTCTTTCGAAACGAACGGTCGACATACCCTTCGCAGTTGGGTTGCCCTGGATAACCTGTCTTTCAACAGTTTGGGCGAAATTCGTGTGACGTTTATAGTTAGATCTAAAGAAGGAAACTTCGGGCTGACCGACGAGGTGCGCATCTTGGGCACCTATAGCAACGAGTTGAGCAATACCTCCAGACATGTTTTATATTATACTAAGGTTTTATTTTTTTAAATTACGAAAACCCGATTGCATTCATGTAAATGTTTCCGTA